CAAAACTTTTTTTATATTTTTATTAATTTTTTTTTGGTAGTTTGAATTTATTTACTAACTTTGCCGAAGTTATTAATTAAAACAAAACAATTATGTCAGAAAATTTAAAAGTAGAAATGGTAAAGAAAGGCGATGTACTTTTCTTATTGGATAGCGTTATCGAAGGAATGAACGAATTGCTATCAAGAGATGAAAACTCTCAAGTCGATTGGGTTAACAATGGTAATGAATTATTAAAAGAATGGTATGATGGCAGAATTGCATCAAGAAGTTTGGATATATATTCATTGACCAACCTAAGAAATCAAATAACTAATCTTAAATAAATATTATTATGTCAGTAGAAATTAAAACAGAAACTAAGAAAGAATCTTTACGAAGATTATTTATGGAAAATGGTCTAGTACAAGAAGATGTGTATAAAGACAAAAGAGGATTTGTTATTATCACAAGAACAGGAATTGATAAGATTATCAGCAATCGTAATATTCAAGTTAACTATGAGCCAATAGTTATGGAAAGAGATTGGGTAGTTATGCGATGTATAGCTAAGATGGTAAAAGGAAAAGAGATTGGCGAAACTGTTGTAGAATCTTTTGGGGAATGTTCAAAAGAAAATACTGTTGGTATGGCAGGTAAGTTTCCTGTGGCTATGGCAGAAAAAAGAGCCAAATCAAGAGCAGTACTTATGCTTACAGGCTTTTATGAGCAAGGTGTTTATGGTCAAGATGAAATGGCGGAATAATGGATTGGATAGATGATATACTTGCAAGTGAGCCTATCACTAATACACAGATAGCTATTATTGAAGGCTTACTTACAGGTGTTCCTTATGAACAAGAAGTCATAAGGGATATAGAAAGTGGCTTATTGCATTTAACATATCAGGAAGCATATGACTTAATAACAAAGTTAAAAAATGATTATATATCAAATGACCCTAAAGAACAGTTTAATAAAAGAAGTAAATTATGAAACTAAAACACGCATTGACTAAAGAAGGTGCTATACTTAGCATAACAAGAAGTCAGTTAGGAAAATTAAACGATGGCAAAAAGCCAATAGGCATTATGAAATCTTTTATAGACCTTTATATGATGGAATCTGATGAAAGGATAATAGAAGCCTATAAACAAGAATTTGGAAAGGATTTAGTAATAGTAGAAAAAAATTAATTATGAAAATAGCAACAAATGAATTTGAAAAATTCGTAAGAATTACAGGAATGACTAAACGTAGATTTAGCGAAGTAACAGGATTGAAGGGTTCAAGTGTAGATAAATACTTAAATGACCCAACAATGTTAAGATTAAAGCACCTTCAATTATTAGCAGAAGCAGATGAATTTAAAAATCAAGAGGTTGGGGATGTTGAACTATTAAATATGATTAACTATGAAGAATAGTGAAGAAAGAAGGCAAGCGTTGATAAAAGCAGTCTGTTCAATATACGGAATAAATAAAGATATGTTATTTAGTCTAAGTAGAAAAAGAGAGATTATCAATGGCAGAAGAATGATATTGTACTTTTTGAGAAAGCATTATGCAGAAACGTATTTGCAAATTGCAGAGTTATTCAATATGAATCACGCAACGGTTATTCATCACGTTACACAAATGAAAAACTTTTTAGAGTTTGATAAAATAGAGATTATGAACTACATTAAAGTTAGGGATTATGTCTTTGAACAAAATAGTGAAGTCACACTATCAGAGGAACTTGACCTGCTAAAACAAGAAAAAGTCTTATTAGATGATAGGATAAATGATATTATTAACGAATTAAATTTATTAGAAAATGGAAATTAACGGAACTTTAGAAGCTAAATTCGACACAAAAGAATTTAAAAGTGGATTTAAGAAAAAAGAATTTGTAGTCAATACAGGGGGAGAATATCCTCAATCTATCAAATTAGAGGTTGTAAAAGATAACATAGAAAAGTTAGATGCAATGACTTTAGGTACTGAAATCAGTTGTAAGATTGATATTAGAGGTAGATTGTATGAAGGAAATTACTACAATAATATATTAGCTTGGTCAGTAAGTGTTGGTGGTGCTAAAACTGAAAAGACTGAAACTGCTAAAGTTGAGGAATCAGACTTGCCATTTTAAGGTAAGAGAGCTGATAAAATTATTTGATTGTGAAATCGAATATTAAAAGAAAAAATGTAAAGAGGGTGGATAAGCTATTAAAGGCTAATGCCACCCTCAATGCTAATATTGGGATAGACAGCACCAAATCCGAAATAGAAGCAATTAGAAAGGATATAAGAGCCAATATAAGAAAGATTAAAGACTTATGTCCTTATACATATTCAATAATACAAGTTGATGATAACCATAAAACAATACATTGATGAATTGGAATAGCAAAGCAAAAGAATATTCAGATGTTAAGAATTTAACAATTAAACAAAGAGAAGAACTTATTTATATATTGAAATATAACGGTATGTCCGTAAAGGATATAGCGGAAAAGTTTGGCATAAGTAAAAGCAGAGTTTATGAACACTTAAAAAAATCTGATTAATATGAAGTATGAAACTGAAAAAGATAGAAGAAGGCAAGAGAGAGCAATGATGTTATTCTGCCACGCATTTGACTTGGTTGGAATAGATAGGGGAGAATTTGAAGCTGTTGATTATGACCTAAGAGATAAGCAAGAAAGACTTATAGGTGCTTTAGAAGTTAAAGGTTGCCCTGATAGAAAAATAGATGACTTATTAACTGTGCAGGTAGCTATAAGAAAGTTGGTTGATTTACAAAGGCATCAGAAGAATATTAAAAGACCTGTGGCACTTTGTTGGGCATTTGATGATGGTATTGTATATGAAAGAATAGAGAATCTTTTTGGTAGATTTGAGATAGGTGGTAGAAGTCCAAGAGCAGGAAATCATAATGATATTGAGATAATGGCTAAGGTAGAAATAAAAAATTTAAAAAAAGTTTTGTATTAATTAAAAAAATTTATTTATCTTTGCCGAAGTATTAACAATTAAACTGAAACATTATGACTAAAGAAACTAAAAAGTACCCATTTAATGAGGGCGATGACTATTGGACTGTTGAAAGAACTTTTGATGGCAATGAATTTGAAGCAGTATGGTCTTGTTGGGATTTTATCAGCGAAGAACTATATGATGAAAACCCTGAAAAATTGTTATTTGCAACAGAACAAGAAGCGATAGAGTTTATTGCAAATATAAATGCAGGTACAGTAGAATATTTTTTTAACCCTAAAAACTAAGACAATGGCTAAAAGAATGACAGATACAGATAAGTGGAAGAAAAGATTTGTAAAAGAATTATCGCCACAACACAAGTTACTATGGTTCTATATATTAGATGACTGCAATCACGCAGGTATATGGGAAGTAGATTTGGAAGTAGCTTCTATTAGGATAGGTTACGATTTAAAGAATGATGACTTATTATTTTATTTTCTTGATAAGGTAATACCTTTTGACAATGGCGATAAGTGGTTTATTCCTGAATTTATTGACTTTCAATATGGCGAATTAAATCCTAACTCTAATGTTCATAAATCAGTAATTTCTTTACTTGAAAAATATAATCTTGAAGGGTATATGAAGGGTTCACAAACCCTACCTAATAGGGTACAAGATAAAGATATGGATAAAGATAAAGATATAGTTAAGGATAAGGCTAAAGCTAAAAGATTTATCAAACCTTCTTTTGATGAAATTACTGATTATTGTAATGAAAGAAATAACAATGTTAGTGCAGAAAAGTTTTATAACTATTACGAAAGTAACGGTTGGAAGGTAGGTAAAAATGCAATGAAAGATTGGAAAGCCTGTGTAAGAACTTGGGAAAGCAATACTACCCAAGAAAAAGAAAAAGTATCGCAACCTAAACAAGTATTAACAGCTTGGCAACAAGCAAGAAAACAAATAAACAATGACTAATTATACAAAAGAATTTTGGAAAGAATATAATAAAAACAGAGGTTATGCTTCTGAATTTACAAAAAAGTATGTAAAAAAAATGTTTAACAATCCAACATTAAAAGGCAAAAGTAATGTTCAATGGGATGCTTACTTTATGGTTACAGGTTTTTTGATAAGTGAAAAAGAAGATAAAAGAAGAACTCAAAGCAGATTAAATTATACACTATGATGATAGATAAGAGCAAACAAATTTGGTATAGATTTACTAATGATAGAGAGCAATTAAACATTGATTGTGTAGATGCACTAAGCAAATGTTATCTGATGTTAGGGCAAAAGCCTGATACAGAACAAATTGTGATGATGTCGAAACTGCTAGTGGATGACTTGTCGAGATTTTACGGAAGTATGCAGATGGATGAAGTTATGTTTGCCTTTGAACAAGGTGTAAAACATTCTGATAGTGGTGGCTTTGTCAATGTTCGTAATTGGAATATTTGGCTAAAGGAATACAAATCTAAGGCACAATTAAAAAGACAACAAAAGCAACTAACTGATTATGAGAGAGATAGAGAGGGTCAGGAGATGATAGGGGAAACTATTAACAAAGCTAAAAGATTAAATTATGAGAAATAAAATTAACCCAAAAGAAGTATTTAAGTATTTTTTTATGTACTTAGGATTATTGTCAATAATAATAATGATACTTAAAAATATTATTTAAAAGTAACGATATGGAAACGATTATAATATCTCTTTTGCTTATTTCAGTTTTATATCTTATATTCGCACTCAATGATTTAAAATCTGATATTGCAGATATAGAATTTAGAATGGATATTCTCAAAGATATATGTGCAGACTACGATAAAAGAATAA